TGGCGCACCCTGACCTGGTGAGCCGCTCGCTCTCCGCAACCACGAACTGCCGGATAGATGTTTCGACGCCGAACGGCCCCGGCAATGCGTTCGCCCACAAGCGCCACGGCGGAAAAATCGCGGTCTTTACGTTCCACTACCGGGACGATCCGCGCATGACGCCGGAAATGATCGCCAAGAAGCGCGCAGAGTCCGACTCGGTGACCTGGGCACAGGAGCGGGAGATTGATTACTCCGCGTCCATCGAAGGCATCTGTATTCCGGCCAAATGGGTGCGGGCCTGCGTAGACTTCGTGATCGAGGGCCTGAGCAAGGATTTCCCGCTGGTCGCCGGTTTCGACGTGGCGGACGGCGGCAGAAACAAATCGGTCTTCATCGCCCGGCGTGGCCCGATCGTAATGGAGCCACTGGCCTGGGGAGAGATTTCCAGCACGCAGGCCGCATGGAAAGCGGCGGACGAGGGCGAGCGCCTCGGCGTGGAGTCTGTCTTCTATGACTGCATCGGCGTCGGCTCCAGCGTTAAGGGGGCCAGGGAGAATAGTGAGCGCAAACTGCGCTTTCAGACGGTGCCGGTAAAATGGGGCGATCCGCCGAGCGCTGCGCGCTGGCCGAACGGGAAGACTTCGCAGGAGATGTTTGCGAACCTGCGCGCCGAACTCTGGTGGATGGTGCGCACGCGCTGCGAGAAGACCTATTTAGTCGTGACGGAAGGCGCGTCGTTTCCGCCGGATGAGCTGATCTCGCTGCCCAATAACCCGGAACTGATTGCGCAGCTCAGCCTGCCGTTAACGCACTATACCAACACGGGCAAGACACAACTGGAGAGCAAAGACGACATGCAAAAGCGCGGCGTGAGCAGCCCGGACTATGGCGATGCACTCTGCTACAGCCATGCGCCGGGTCCCTATATTGGACGGATTGCCTAGCATGGCGGGTATCCTCACGCGCACAAAGCAGGCGCTTACCGTGCTGCGCAAGGGCCTGGGCGATGACCTGGGCTTTGCGACCGGCGCGAACGATCTCAGCGCAGGCGCTGGCTTTCCCCGCTCCAATATGCGGCTCTGGCTGAGCGGGACTCATGTGGACTATGCTCGGATCGCCGGGCCGCTCTGGGCTAACAGTGCGTTTGCGGCCTGTATGCTCTGGTTTGCGCGCAACTTCCTGCAAGCGCCCCCGGTCGTCAAGCGGCGCGAAGGAAAGAGCGAAATTATTGTTGAGGATCATCCGCTTCCGAAGCTGTTGGCGCGGCCTAATCCCTACTACGGGTGGGATGTGCTGGCAAGCGGGATCGCGCTTTCCTGGTGGTCGGACGGGAACGATTATCTGTTTGTAGACCGTGACCGGCTCGGACGCCCGACGGCGCTCTGGTACTGTCCTCACTGGCTCCTGGAGCCGAGGCGCCGCAAGGGGTCGAAGCTATACAAAACGCACTATGAATACATGGGCAAGCCGGGCAGTCGTGATGAGATTCCGTTGGAGCGTGTCGTACAGCTACAGAACGGGATTGACCCGTCCAGCCCGCTAAAAGGCTTTAATCCGGGCGGGCCTATTTTGCGCGAAGTGGCGACCGACATTATGGCGACCAACTTCAGCGCGGCGACCATGAAAAACAGGGGTTTTGTCGGCGCGGTCGCCAGCCCGAAGGACCCGAATTTTCGCTTCGATACTGAGGAGTTTGTAGAGAAATGGCGCGCGAAAACGACAGGTGATAATGCAGGCGATATACTTGCGCTGGACGTGCCTATCGACATGCAGTTCCCGGACCTGACGCCGGACAAGATGGCGCTGGATAAAATCCGCCAGTACCCCGAAGCGCGAATTGCTTCTATTTTCGGGCTGCCCGCGCAGGTTGTTGGCTTTATCGTGAGCGAGATGTCTAAAACCTACGCCAATTATTCCGAATCGCGTGAAGCGGCCTGGGAGGAAAGCCTTCTCCCGAATGGCGGGATGATCCTGCGGCAGTTGGGCGCGGCGCTCATGCCGGATATGGACGGTTATGATGAGCGGGATTGGCTGGGCATGGACATCTCCAATATCCGCCCGCTTCAGCCGGACAAGGATTTGCTGCATAAGCGGGTGCGCGAGGACTACAAGGCCGGCATGATTGATCGCTATACCGCATTGACGGAGACCGGGCGCGAGCCGACTTCGGAAGATATCGGGGTCTACTTCACGGCAGGTGGCGCCGCCCTTGATGAAAAAGACGACAAAGAGGACAAGGACGAAAAGGAATGAATACCAAGAGCGCCGGGCCGCAAAAGAAACTCTATGAGATGAAGGGCGAGATACAGGAGAACTGCATCCGGGGCAATGCCAACGTGATGGGCATTTTGGATCGCGGCGGCGACGTAACGTTCCCTGGATTTTTCCGCAAGGCGCTGCCTGCTTTTCGCAAAAACGGTTTTGTCGCGCTCGGTCATGCCTGGCGTGATCTCCCTATCGCTATGCCGACGATGGCTAAAGAGCAAGGGAGCATCCTCTATTCGGAAGCGGAGTTTCATTCCACGGAGGAAGCGCAGAAGGTACGCCAGGTCTGCATGGAGCGGATAGATAAAGGGCTTTCGGTCGGTCTCTCGGTCGGTTTCATGCCGGACTATGAAGAGGGAATCAAGTTTTTCGAGAACGGCAAAGACCTCTTAACTCATGCCGAAAAAGTCTGCCAATGCGACATGAGTCTTTTTGATGTGGACGGGATCAAGAAGCATAAATCCTACTGCTGGGGGCTTCTGCCGGATGGCTGCGATGAACTCTTTGAATGGTCGGTCGTGACGGTCCCGATGAATCAGGCGTCCTATGTGACTGAGATCAAGGGGCAGGCATTGGAAATACAAAGCGAACGCGCGTTTGAGGCGTTCCTGCGGGAGGCAGGATTTACGCGCAAGCAAGCGGTTGCGATCACACTACATGGCTACAAAGCCTTTCAGCGGGATGCTGACGAGGCGGAGAGCGAGGTGTCGGAGCAGCAGGTCATTCAACTGCGCGCCCGGCTCCTGAAACTTCGTTTAGGAGCATCTCATGAAGGAAAAACTGAAACTGCTTGCGCGTCAAATTGACGACAAGCGCAAGGCGGCGGATACGCTCCTGCTGAAAGACAGCATGACGCAGGAGGAGTTCAAGGTTGCTGAGAGCCTTATCGCTGAAATTGACGGACTCAAAGGGCAGTACGACATGCTGGAGAAGTCGGCTGCACTGGAGAAATGGGCAGGCGAATCGGGCGGGACGGGAGATGTATCGGGAGTCCCCGAAAAGAGTGCTACGCTGCCTGCGGGCGTGCATACCGAGCCGCGCAAGAATCTGCGACGACGTTTCATCAAAGTGGACAGCTTTGAGGGTGAGGACCGCGTAGAGAAGGCGGAAGCCTTCGGGATGTGGTTCCTGGGCATCTGCGGCAACCAGAGCGCGCGTGACTGGTGTGTAGACAACGGCCACGTTGAGAGTAAAGATGCCTTCGCCAACAGCCGTTTCTCTTCCATGGAGAAGGCGCTGGCAGAAGGCGATAATACGACAGGTGGCGCCCTCGTGCCCACGCAGTGGTCTTCAGACCTTATCGCCTTGATGGTCAAATACGGCGTCTTTCGCCAGTACGCGCGTATTGAGCCGATGGTATCTGAAACCAAGACGGTTCCACGTCGCACGGGTGGGTTGACCGTCTATTACCCCGGCGAAGCCGGTTCCATTACCGCCTCCAATCCCACGTTCGACAATATCCTCCTGACTGCGCGCAAAATGGCTACGCTAACCAAGATGTCAAGCGAGGTCAATGCGGACTCCATTATTGATCTCGGTAACCGCGTAATGTTCGAGATCGCGTATGCCTTTGCCAAAGCGGAAGACAATGCGGGGTTCATCGGTGATGCGACGTCGACTTATGGCGGTCAGGTCGGCGTGACAACCAAAATCAAAGGACTGAGTTCTACGATTGCGGACATCTCTGGCTTGTTTGTTGGAACCGGAAATGCCTATAGCGAATTGGTTCTCACTGATTTTGAGAACACGGCGGCCTTGCTGCCGGACTATGCCGATGATAATGACGCGGCGTGGTATGTTCACCGGACGTTTTACTATTCCGTGATGCTGAAGCTCGCGTTGGCGGCGGGCGGTGTCACGAAAGAGGAAGTCATCAACGGGCAGCGCGTACCGTTCTACCTGGGGTATCCGGTCCGATGGGCCAATGCTATGCCGAAAACTGAGGCGAACTCGCAGGTCTGCGCGCTTCTCGGCAATTTGGGGATGGCGGCAATGCTTGGAGATCGGATGCAACCGGCAATTGCGGTATCCGAACATGCTGACTTCTCCTCTGACCAGATCACTATTCGTGGCACACAGCGCGTGCATGTCAATGTGCACGACGTTGGGAACGCCACCGCTACGGCAGCGGACAAGCAGGCTGGTCCGATTGTCGGTCTCATCACGGCTGCGAGCTAAGGAGAAACCACGCTATGATGCACCTGCAAAACCTTAACTATGCCGTCGTTCTCAAGCAGCAGTCTGCGACGAATGGGGCCACGCTCACCTCGGATGCCATAGATACGAAGGGCTTCGATGAGCTGACCATTATTCTGCATTCGACCACTGCCGACGCTGCGAGCAACAAACCGGCAACGCTTAAACTAACCGAGTCGGATGACACGGTTGCGACGAACCATGCGAATATCAGCGGCGCGCTGGGCGGAACGGATTTCACCATCCCGAACATGCCGACCGCGACAACCACCGCACCCTATGCGCGGTTTAGCCTTAACCTGACGAAGCGCAAGCGCTACATCAAGCTGCTTGTCAGTCCTGTGACCACGCAGACCTTCAGCGCTATTGGCATTCTGGGGCGCGCGGAGGAGCTGCCCGACACCATCGCCGAGCAGAATATCGGGGTGTCCGTCATCGTTTAGCCTCATGCGCCGGGATAGGCTTGCAACCGAAAGACGGGCTGATCCTCCCCCGTTTTCCCGGCGCTCAGGAGGAGCATCACGAGGAGATGCAATGACGCTCAAATTGAATCTGGGCGCAGGGGATCACCCCTTGCCCGGCTATGTGAACATTGATAAAAAGTATGATCCGTCCCGCGATCACTGCGAACCTGTTTGTGTTAACCGAAGCATCTTTCCGCTCACGGACATGGACGAATCGGCAGACGAGATACGCGCTTCTCATATCCTGGAGCATTTTCCCTACTGGCAAGTCCAGGATGTCTTGATGGATTGGGCGCGCGCGCTGAAACCGGGCGGAACGCTCAAGATAGCGGTGCCGGATTTTGAGAAGATCGCGCAGTGGTATGTGGAGGAGCGAGAGTTTCTCCTGCTCGGCTATCTGTTCGGGGGCCAGACCGACGAAAACGATTATCACAAGACAACTTTTGATACCGGGTTGTTGACTGAACTGCTCGAAAAGTGCGGGCTTCAGGTGATCGGAACCTGGAAGAGCGAGATTCAAGATGGCGCTTCTCTCCCGGTCAGCTTGAATCTGGAAGCAATCAAGCCCCTGCCAGGCCAGGATTATCCGCTTGTTGTAGGCGGCCAGCCTGTGCATATTCCTGTGCAGGAATCGGCGGAGCCGGAAGAGTTCTCGGTCTCTCTGGAGGATGTGGGGAAGCAGGTCCGCGCGGTTATCACGTCGCCGCGCCTCGGATTCACCGATGCAAATTTTCATGCCGTCAAAGCGTTATCTCCCTATCGCATCGTGATGGATCGGCGCGGCGGAGTGTTCTGGGGCCAGTCGCTGACAAAGCTGATAGAGACTGCCATCGAGGATGGCCTGCGCTATGTGCTGACTTTAGACTATGACACGGTTTTCAGCCATGAAGATGTCGCGCGGCTTTACGCGATCATGGAGACGCACACGGAGATAGATGCGCTCTGCGCGCTCCAGATGCGCCGCGAATCGGAATCACCGCTTTTTACGCTTTCAGAATTTAAGCAGGGCGCGCCACGAGAGATCACGCTGCGCATGGACGATCTGATGCAGGAGACGCTTCCGATTCGCTCCGGTCACTTCGGGCTGACGATGCTGCGCACTGAGAAGTTTGCCGCGCTGCCCAAGCCCTGGTTTCACGCGAAGCCGGACGAAGAAGGGCGCTGGGGCGATGGCCGCTATGACGAAGACATTCATTTCTGGCTGAAGTGGCGGGACGCGGGGAATACCCTGTATCTGGCAAACCGTGTCGTGATCGGGCACTTGGAATTGATGGTGACCTGGCCCAACCGCGAAATGAAACCGATCTACCAGGGCACGCAGGATTATGAAAATAACGGCAAGCCCATAGGTGTGTGGCGATGAACAAAATCATTCATGCGGGAGCACAATTAGCGTTCATTCGGCGGCAATATCCGCAAATCGCTTTCTGTACCGGATGTTTTGATATGCTGCATCCGGGCCATTTATCATTTTTGGAGAAGTGCGCGCTGCCTGGTCATGCATTAGTGGTCTGCGTCGGTAATGACGAGACCGTGAAGGCGCTAAAGGGCGCCGGTAGACCCATCTATCGCGCAGAAGATCGCGCCCGGATGCTGGCGGGGCTGGAGATCGTGAATCACGTGACTATCTGCGAGACTAACGGGGCGCTCGGCCATGCGATGATTATGCAGCAGCTTCGCCCGGACGCCTACATCGTACCGGCGGATGATCCGCTATTAAAAGAGAAAAGGAAGCTGGCTTTGATGTATGGCGGGCATCTGGTGGTAGAGGATAGCCGCCCCTATCCGCACCCGCATTCTACTACTGGGATCGTGGAGAAAATCGAGGCAGGCGTGTTATGAAACTGCTCATTCCCGCGCGGATCAACCTGCTCGGCGGGTGGTCGGACCAGGCGCTCTGGCGGAGCCGCGCAGCCGTCGTCAATATGGCCGTGGGATGGGATGGCGGCGACGAGAATTGGCCGCACGACCCGCACCCGTTTTTTATTGATGATACGGGGTTCCATACGAAAGTCGCGGGGGTTGGTACTGGTTTAGGGGCGAGCAGCATTCTGTTCGCATCCCGTTCGTTACGGAGCTATTTCGGGCAGGAGCACGCCATTAACAATGCTATTGCTGAAAGCCTTATCGCGGAATCAATCGAGGGCACAAGAGGCGGATGGCAGGATGCAATCGGCGCGCTGCGTCCCGGGTTTAAGCTCATCACGAAAGACCCGGATAGCTATTACCACATCGAGGAAAAGAACGATCATCCGGTGATTGAGCATCTTCTAATCTTTGATACAGGGATTCGACGACGATCAAGCAATATCGGGGAGCGAGTGCGGTATCTGTTTGGCGACCCCCGATTTCGGGCGGACCTGGCTGTTAATGTCGCGGATGCAGAAAACAGTTTTCGCATGAGCGCAGAGGAGTTTATCGGCGCGGCATTGGCGGGCTGGGCGCGGCTCGTGCGCTGGGTTCCGTGGATGCAGAGCCGAATGCCGAAAGACGATAACCTGCACGGCTGCATGTTAGCCGGAGCGGGAGGAGGAGGCTGGGGAGTGGCCTTTATGAGAGACCCGAAAGAGCGGCAGACAACCATCGAGCGGATTCGCGCGCAGGGGTTTCCCTGCTATCACCCGATTCCCTGTGAGGTGCAGTGCATCAGAGAGTCGTCAGAGATGAAGCATCTTGACGGCCCGCGCGAAACGAAACACCGGCGCGCGCCGGTGGAGACGAAGTAAGTCATGCATGCGACCTACCCCGGCAGCAATGACCTGCGCCAGTTTCTTATCGGTGCGGGCATGGTCACGACCACGCTCACGGAAGCGCAGTCTTTTATGGATGAAGCTAACTTCATCGGGCGCGCTATCGAGGAGTGGGAGAAGGACACCGGGTATATCCCGTTTCTGGCGGATGACGCGGATGTGACGATCTACTACAATCCGCGCGCGGTGGACTACCCGATGGGACGCGCGCCGATGCTGGATTTTGCTTCCAATGGCGGCCCTGGGGGGATTGTGTCGGTAACCAGTCTGACAGTAGGCGTCACTTCCACCTCAACGGGTACGGCGCTGACGCAAAACACACACTTCTCGTTGAGGCCACGCAACGCGGCGCTAAACAAGCAGCCCTATACCTATCTGGAATTTCTCTATGGGGCCTATACCGGCCTCGGTACGCTCGGTTCCTACGGGGATAGCATCGTGCTCGTCGGTAAACGTGGGTTCTGGACTCAGATCAGTGAGATGGCCTGGAACGGCATTCTCTGTAAGGCGGCGGAACTAATGACGCCGGTGCTCGCGAAAAAGATCACGGACGGCATTATCGAATGGCAGGATGACGATGTGCGCGTGAAGATGGGGGCAGACTCATTGAGCGCGCATCGTGATACCTGGTGCGCACAGTATGCAGGTGCGGTCGGCAAGATACCAAGACGATTTAGACTATCATGAGCTATTCTTATACACTGGAGGCATGGCAGGAGAAGGCATTCACGGATACCTTCAGCCTGTATAAGCCGACGAACCTTACGCTGCTGGCGAGCGGCCAGGCCCAGGACCTTGCGTACCCTTCCAGCGCGACTTATACAGGTATTCCAGGGCTGCTCCATGCAACCGATAACGCCTATGATGCTGCGTTGGCAGGAAGACAGTTTCGAGCGGACCTTTATATCACGCAGGATCGGTTTTCGTTTCATGTAGAACAGGAAATCGGAGACGGGTGGCTTGTCAAGTTGACAACGCCTGACCACCCGGAAGAAGGCACTTTCTGGATTGCGCATTCGGACAAGAAAAACCGTGGCATGAGTAAGAAGGCGACGATCCGGGGTGAATTTGTGATAGCTCCTGCGGGAGTGACATAGGAATGGCGAATTATTGGACGGATGTATGGACCGACATCATTACGGTTATGAAGGATGGGTGGAGTGATGTCGGGGTTAGCGGGCATCCGATCTTTCGCGCTCCGCAGGTCGAAAGAGTGAACTGGGTTAACGTCATTCGCTCAAGCCAGATGACTGCGCCCTGGGCAGTAGTACAGATGATGGCCGATCAGGAAGAGGGATGGGGCATTACCTGGACTGCCTTTCGCTTAACCATTGTATGCACTTACATTGCGAAGCATAGTGGTACAGATATGGCTGCTACTCTGGAGGCTAAAGTCAAGTCGTTGCAGGATAAGGTGCAAAGTCCGACGACGCCTTATACGCATTTGCGGGTGCTGGACACTGGTTTTTCAGTAGATGTGACAGAGAACAACCCGATTACGCGCGCGATGCTGGATTCCAACTATCCGTTTAGCGCGGCCAGCCTGAAGTTCCAGGCGCTGGCAGGGGAGTATTGATGAAACGGATCGGCGGCGCTCAGTTCAGGAATCTCTTTCATGGCATTCATCTGCGCCTGCTAGGAGAATTGACAGTTGCGGAGAGCGTTACGTTGCGGGAAGCGCATAGAGCTGCGATTCGCGCATCACAGGGGCCTTACAGCGCGGCCATGCTCCGCAAAATGGGGCATCCCTATGCGCGCCGCGCGCCTAACCCGCCGGGCGATCCGGGAATTATTAACCGGCAGTCAGGGGACTTCGCGCTCGCCTGGAGCATGGAATCGCCGCGATTACAGGGGAATAGGATGCGCAGCGCGGTGCGAAACCCCGCCCATTATGCGGGGTATCTGGATAAGGGTACGCGCCTGATGATTGATCGGCCTATTCGTAGCATCGTCGAAAAGTCCATTCAGCGCAGGCGAATGGAACGAATCAAGCGCGCAATCAAGCGCGCGTTTGGAGGATAAGCGGTGAAGATCAAGGAGTTCCGAGTACAGGAAGTCGGATTATCCTGTCATGTTGTGCGTGAGTCCCGCGTGATTGAAACGCCGGATGGCTCGCCCGTGCCGGAAGGCGCAGAAACCGTTTCTGATGCTACGCCGATATGTGATTGGGCGACTGAGGTACAGTCTGCCGAGTAAGAGGGATTCACGCGCGTAACGCCTATTAGACAGGAGTCATTCCATGCCATCTATTCCGAATCCTTTTCTGGGGCGTAATATAAGTTCTCTGGCGATTGTGCCGGGGACTATAGACGCTACTGGAAGCTGGTCAGACGGAACGAGCAAGAGCATTCTGGCGGTTTCGGAAAATATCCGAAAAACGCAACGCAATGAGCTGGAAAACATCTCAGCGATCAATGCGCGGCGCAAGAACTATGTGATTATCGAGTCGGAGACGCAGTATGTCATCGAGGGCTTTATTCTCGCCAATGACGCAACCGCCGCCACGTCTACCACGAACCCGGTGAACAACTACGTGCAGGTGTACGATTACCTCAAACTCACCTTCGGGCGCGCCGGCCTGACGGATACTTTTTATAGCGTCGTGGAGAGCTATGAAGAGCAGTGGGTGAAGGGAAAATGCACCTTTACCCTGACCGTAACTATGGTTGATCCGGGCACGGCCAATCCGGTTTTGACTTAAGGAGAAACGATTGAGGCGTGATCCGTTCTCACTGGCTCGAAAAGCGCGACCTATTCACGTGGAGGCATTCACGGACCCGGATGTAGATGATCGGATCGTGCTGGCGCTCCGGCAGCTTGATGTCGCGGAATACAACGTCGTCACAGACATCGCAGAGGCCAAGCGCAAATTCTACCTGGGCGATGCGGAGGAAGAGATCGTGGCGACGCCCTTTCCGCCGGTAGGCGGAGAGATAGTTACTCTCTCCCAGGGCCTTTGTTTCCTCGCGGCGCGGTTGGTTGTGATGCAACAGGAGATGCAGGTTCCTGATCCCGACGACAGCGCGCAGAATATTCAAGCCGACATCTTTGATTTTGAACGCTGGGTTGCTGTGGCGGTGACGATGCCGGAGGCGTGGAAGGCCATCAATCGGCGAGCGAGTGAAGTGCAGAGAGGCGGCAGCTTTGACCCAAAAAAGGATTAAAGGGAGGTTACTGGTCTCTTGTCAGAGCCTCCCTACACAAACTGAGAGCGCACCCGGAGCATATTGAGCGGACGGATGCGCTGCTATGGTCTATCAATGAGCGCCTGGGCGCACTAATAAGCGTTTTCGGCGCGGTAGATACGGGGATAGATGCAACCCGGCTGACAACGGAGTGGATGAGCGACGTTATTGCGGTGATCGGCGCGGAACAAGTCGAGTACGAAGACTGGACAGACGAGAATGCCTGATGATCTGGTAATTGATCTTTCGCTAGACGGTTTGGGAGATGCGTTGCGCGATGCACAAAACTTCGCGAAAGAGATGCGCGCGGCCTATGATCCCACGATGCGCATCCAAAGGATGTTTGGGCAGACGCAGACGACGATCAAAAAAGCGGCTTCAGACATGGGGCAATTGGCGCGCACGACTCGCATGGCTGCTCGTTCGGCGCAACCGACAGGGCCACAACGCAGAGCATTACAGGCAAACACACGGCTGCGTGCGAACCCTATGGATTTTGACGTGCAGTTCGCGGCTTTTCGTGCAAACCGCGCTCTGATGAATGCGCAGCGACAGATGTCTCCTGTCATCAAGCCGACGAACTTCGGGCAGCAGGTAGCGCGCGCAATCGCTTCCACCCGAATTGGGGTCGGAGCTAATGGCGTAAACGTCATGCCGCTTATCGGGCAGACACTGCGGCTCTTCGGCCAGGCGGCTCCGGCGGTCGGCGCGACGGTGACGGCAGTTACAGCTCTTGCTTCGGCGGCCTGGGAAGGCGCAAAGAAGATCAACGAGTTGAACGCTGCGCGCTGGGGAGCTGGCGGAAGGTTTGGCGATGTGGAGCAGATGCGGCGCGTGGCGGCGGCGCTCGGCATGGAGAGCACCGCCTTGATGGGCGGGCCGCGCGAATTGGCGGGCAAGCTCGGCAGTCATGACCCCTGGGCGACGATGGCGGGGTTGAAGGCAGGCGTCTCTAATCCTCTTGGCGGCACGCCGTTCGGCAACCTCAACGAGATGAAGGATTGGCTGAAAGCGGCGAAGGCGGTCGCGACCACGCCGAGTGACGCGCAGGCGATTCGCATGGCGCGCGCGCTGGGAATGGAGGCCATCCTTCCGATGCGCTCTTTGCCGATGGATGAGATTCAGGATCGTTTCAAAAAAGCGGAGGGGCCGATTGACGAGGAATCGGCGCGCAGAGCGGCAGACGCGCAGAGGCGTTACGGCGATTTCAAGAAAGCGATTGAAGATGGGATGATGGCCGGATTTAATAGCATCTGGAGCGGAAGAGTCACAAGCCCCTTTGGAGCCTCCGCCGGAGAGATGAAACGCAACCCGGCAGCCCGGCAGATGGAGTCGGCGGAAAAGACGCTGCGCTCGCAGGATCGCTTGAGCGGCAGCCTGAACGGTCTGTCGGATGATCTGCACGGCCTGACCCTGACATTGAAAGGCATTTTCGGCGGCGGGGACCGCGCGCGGGGCGCGATCCCGCGCGCCATGCTGGGGACTATCGCTTATCAGGAAGGGAACGTTCTTCGGCAGGCTGCCACTCTAGGCGCGTTCGCGCTGTAGGCTCTTCGGGCGGTCCCGACAGGAGACGAAAGACCAGAGCGAATACGATCATGACGCAGATAAATGTGATGATGGGTAAGACGATCATGACAAAGCACCAGAGCGTATACTTGAGCCATTCGTTTTCGGGCGGCGGCCGGAACGGGAATTCGTTTCGCATTGTATCCTCCATAAATAATATGCATGCTTCATGGGGCAGGTTACATTAAATGCCTAACCAGACAGATAGCGGAGTTACCACCGGTAGAATCACGAAGATTCGCTACGACATTGCGCAGACGCAGGTCGTTGAGCGTCCTTACTCGCTGCATCGGGATGGCGAAAATATCTTTGCGCAGGAAGGTTCCTCTAACGTCTCGCAGCTGGCGAGCGGAGCCTGGTGCCTGAAGTCGAAACAGGAGACTCCGGGCCTTATGAGCGAGGGCGCGCCGGAAGATACCATTCTTCGCGGAAGCGTCTGGAACCTGGCTCCGGGCATCAAAGAACGGCCTGCGAACCGAAAACATACCGAGTTGACGGGCGTGGATTACGGAAGCGATGTCGCGGAAAAGGCGAACTGGTTTCTGGTAAAGGATGTAGCAGCCGGCGCTTCCTGGGCTTCCACGTTACAAGGCGACCTCGACAGCAATCCGCAACCCGACCCGATTCAGAATGCCAATGTCACGATGGATCGGATGGCGATTACCCAGGACAGCCTTCCTGCGAACCAGCAGTATCACCTGAAATGGGAAGTGCCGGGCAACCGCGTTAACTCCTCGGATTACATCGCGGGGCTGGAATTTGGCGGCCAGGTCACGCCTTATGGCAACGGGCGGTTTTACCTGGGGTTGAGCGGAACCGGAGTCGCCAGCCTGTGGGAGTATGTGGATTGGCAGGATGGCAACGGCTATCACTGGGTCGTGCGGGATTCCTGGCAATATACGGCGGAGGATCGTGTCGCGAACGCCGTGCATCATATGTACATCCGGCCCTATAACCTGCCCAATTTCAAGGGGGCTATCGAGTTCCGCCATGCGCAAACCGACAAGCCCTCCCAGCGCAGCGGACTCGGCTCGCTTTTTTCGCGGCCCGTGCGCGCAGGCATCGGGCACGACTTTACCTCTACTGGGATTCCCGCAAGACATCTGTATCCGTTGGGCCGGTATCATCCTTCGACCTTGCCACCTGTGAACAGGGAGTTTGTGACGGGGCCGGGCGTTTTGAAAGTGGATATGCGCCGCGACATTCGCGCGCGCTGGCAAGTCTCCACCCTGGCTTATGAGTTGTCGGGCACGCTCATTGACAAAGGTTTCCAGCTGCCATTCTTTTCCAGCCCGCGCACCAGTATGACGCTCTGGTGGATCGCGGAGATACCGGAAGGCACTACCGTCACAGGGAAATTGTACGATGCGGCGACGGGATTAGAACTGACAGTCCTAACGACCGGCGCGAATTACAAAATCTATGCGATGGCGTATCAACAGTATGAGTATTACGCGGTTTTTACTCTAACCAGCACCGATGGGAAAGTCACGCCGATTCTGTATGCCTATGATGTGACGAAAGACGGATGGATAAATACCGTAGCGCCAGGCGAGTTTAGCGGCGGAACTGTCGAGCATGTCAGCATCAGCGGGCCGGAATCCGATCCCTCACAGGATAGTGCGACGATCACAGTATCCGACCTGGAAGATGATCTGGATATACTGCGCGCACGCGCCTCTGTTCCAGTACGGATTGAAGTGATGTACGATCCGTCAAATGGCAACAATTCGCTGTATAACTCCTGCATTTTTCAGGGATATATCCAACGCGCGACGGCCACGCGCCGGGGCCAGCGCGGGGATTCAGGTTTTACGGCACAAGGGGGCGTTCGCCAATGGCCGCGCAAGGATTGGAATCGCTACGAGATCACCTGTATCGGGATGTGGCAGCGGCTGTATGAAGCGCTGATGCCGGAGCCGGGCGTCAACTGGATGGCCTATACAGATGTGGATGGGCTGCCGCCAAAGGTGACAGACTGCTTGCGCTACGTTCTGGCCTGGGCGGGGTTCCCTGCTTCAATGATTCGTGTGCCCGATGCGCCGATCCGCCTCTTTCCCAGTGAAGAGGGCGGCAAGGATACGCTGCTGGTCTATCCGTTTACGAATCTGGGGGAATACGCGCAGAAGCTCTGCCGGGATTATCTGGGCTGGATATTGATATGGGATACGAACGCTTCAGCCCCTGGTGATCCGGCAACGACATTAAGCGGGATGTGGCATGTC